CTGATCCAAACATTGGAACTCAGACAACTTACCCATACGGTAACTTCGACTAATTGAGTAACGGGGGCTTTATGCCCCCTTCTTTGGATTTAAGGAGTTATATATGTCAGGTGGATGGACCGTCGTTGATTCGGGAACGAACAAATCTTTACCCATACAGGGTACTTCTAATTCTGGGGCGCGTGTCCCATATTTCGCACCTGCGCCGGGTAATCAAGACCCAGTAGGCAAGATGCGTATGTCAACGCCTCAAGCGTTGATTGATACCGACTTTGAATACGGCACACAGCCTACAAAGTGGGAATCTATTGGGTTGCAAAACAACCGCCAAAGCGTGTACTACATTGGTCAACAACCAATTCCCGGAATTACCAGCATTGCTGGCGATGGTTCAAACCCCACATTGACCATATTGACCAGCAACACTACTGGCGCAGCCGCTGGTGTACCAATTTTTATTCAGAATTCAAATTCTCCCGCCGCTAACGGCTGGTGGACTATTACAAGTTTTTCTGCTGGTGTAAACATTGTTTGCCAAATTGCCACCGGAACTTCTGTCCCATCGGCTAACCAATACAACCCAGCTTTGACTTATGCGTATATTGGATATTTTTATTCCGGTTGCGGTATTCAAGTAGGTACGGGTTCTGGCGCAGCGTTCACCAATTCCACTACTACTGTTACTGGAACAACAACAAACCCACACGGTTTGTCTGCTGGTTCTTATATTTATGTTCAAGGTACGACTGCATCTAGCAATCCACCTAATGGTGCTTGGGTGGTTGCAACAGTTCCCACTGCCAACACTTTTACTTTTACTGTAGTTAACGCTCCAACAGGCGCAAACATTACTGCAGCAGCTGGTGCTGGTGTAACTCTGTATGCTCGTCCATCTGGTTTCGTAGAGCCGCGTACATTTGACGGTGGCGTAGCATTCTCCGCTGGCGGCGCGGTTACTGACCAACAGTTGATTCGTCAAACTCGTCGTTACTTCCGTTACCAGTCTGGTAAAGGTATTCAGTTCTCTACTGGTTCATCTTTAAAGCCAGCGTTGTTTGTTACCAGCATTACTGGTTCTACTACCACTGCAACAGTAACTTCACGCTATCAGCACAACTTAACTGTTGGCGCAAAGATTCAAGTATTTGGTGCTGACCAAGGCGTGTATAACGGCAACTTTACTGTTGCTACAGTACCCAGCACAACCACATTTACTTACACAACCCAAGTATCTGTTGGCGCTAATACAACCGCTACAGGTCAAATGATTCGTGTCAGCCCATTGAGTTGGTATGGTTCTGCTAATCGCGTAGGCTTATTTGACCAACAAAACGGTATGTTCTTTGAGTATGACGGGCAGACCTTGTATGCCGTGCTTCGTAACTCAATTAACCAAGCCAATGGCACTGTGTCTGTAACTCAGGGTTCTTCTGCAGTGACAGGTACAGGAACGCAGTTCAGCACACAATGCGCGCCCGGTGCTTTTGTTGTTATCCGTGGGCAATCTTATCGTGTGGTAAGTGTGGCAAGTGACACTTCAATGTATATCAGCCCAGAATATCGCGGAACAACGATTGCTGGCGCGTTGATGTCATTGACTTTGGAGACACGTCTTCCTCAGTCCTCATGGCAAGACCCATGTAACGGTACAGGGCCATCAGGCTATACGCTTGACCTGACCCGTATGCAGATGTGGTACATCGACTATTCTTGGTATGGCGCTGGCGTGGTTCGTTATGGATTCCGTGCAACCAATGGACAGATTAACTACGTCACGCAGATTCAGAATAACAACGTACAGTTTGAAGCGTACATGCGTTCTGGAAACATGGCAGCGCACTATGAGTCCAATGGTCTTGCTCCAACTACCGTGATTACAGCTAGTTTGGCAAACGGATACTACAACTTGAGTTCTGCTATTGATTCGTCGGTTACGATTATTCCAGTTACAAACGTATCTACGTATAACAACACCGGCGTGGTCAAAATTGATAGTGAACTGATCTATTACACAGGCATTTCAGGACTTAACTTGATTGGCTGCACTCGTGGTTTTGGAGGCACCACTGCTGCTTCTCATGTAACAAACTCAAACGTAGTTGTATCTTCAATCGACATCCTTGACTGTTCACGTTTCCCACCATCGGGTACTGTAAAAGTGCAAGCCGCTGGTCAAACTGGCGCGATTGAATACATTGCATATACTGGCAATGACGGTAGCATTTTGTATGGTTTGACCCGTGTTCAATCAGGTGGAGCCGGTTCTGCTACAGCATTCACTTACAGCGCAACAGCACCTGTATCTGTAGCGCTATCTTCTCCTGATACTGTTCCATCCCTATCACACTGGGGTTCGTCAGTAATCATGGATGGACGTTTTGATGACGACAAGTCGTTGATTTTCAACTATGGACAGGTTACTGCCGTTGCCACCAGCAGTACTTCTCCGGTGTGTTTGCTGGCGATTCGTATTGGGCCTTCAGTAGACAACGGACAAACAGGTCTGCTAGGTTCAAAAGAAATTATCAATCGTATGCAGTTGCAGTTGGATTCGCTGGGTATTGTTACCACTGGTAACACTTACTTGATTAACCTGATTTTGAATGGTTACTCCACTGGCGCATTTGTTGGTACTGGTAACGATTTCAAATCGCCAATTCAACAAGCTAACGGTATTACCTCTTCGCTGGCTCAAGTTGCAGTTAATACTACAGGCGCAGTATCTGTGTTCGGTGGTGAGTCTGTAGCGGCGGCATACTGTGCGGCTGGTACTGTGTCTAACTTGGACTTGTCTCAAGTGCGTGACTTAGGTAACTCTATCCTTGGTGGCGGTACATCAAATGTTATACCAACCACTGCGGCTGGTTTCTATCCAGATGGTCCTGACATTTTGTATGTGGTTGCCCAAGCGGTAAGTTCTACAAGCGGTACTATCTTGGCTCGTTTGTCTTGGAAAGAAGCACAGGCTTAATGTATGTCCACACCAGCATGGCAACGCAAGGAAGGCAAGAACCCCAACGGCGGCTTGAACGCCAAGGGGCGAGCCTCTGCGAAGAAAGAAGGGCACGACTTGAAACCACCTCAACCAGAGGGCGGCTCAAGGCGCGACTCTTTCTGCGCTCGCATGAGTGGGATGAAAAAGAAGTTGACATCCGCAAAAACAGCGAACGACCCGAACTCTAGGATTAACAAGAGTCTTAGAGCGTGGAACTGCGCTGAGGGCGGATACATTAAAGCGGCAGACGGTATAGCCCAAAAGGGCAAAACCAAAGGTAAGCTCTGTTAATGGAAATGATCATATGGAATTCAGTTTTGTCCGCTTTTTCTGCTGTACTCATGTGGGTATGGAAAGACAAGTCGGATGAGTTAAAGCGGGTTCAAATCCTGCTCAACAAAACACGCGAGGAGATTGCCCGTGATTACGCAACTAACGCAGAAGTGCAAAGAATTACTGACCACATTGACCAACGCTTTAATCGCCTTGAAGCAAAAATTGACCAGCTTATTGCGGGGAAGTGATGCCAAGTAAGAGTAAAGCACAGCATAATTTGATGGAGGGCGTGGCACACAATGCTGCGTTTGCCAAAAAGGTCGGGATCCCACAATCCGTGGGACGCGACTTCAGTGAGGCCGACAAAGGCAAGAAGTTTAGTAAGGGTGGTGCTGATACACAACCTCAGAGACAATCAATCAACCAGCCTAAAACCCATCATGGGGAGCAGGCACTTTTTAAAAAAGGTGGAAGTATGGCTACTAAGAAAATGAACCCATTTGCTAAATTTGAAGCATCTGCTAAAGACAAAGCAATGGACAAAAAAGAGATGATGGGCATGAAAAAAGGCGGCATGAAAAAAATGGCTGCTGGCGGTTCTGTTGATGTAGGTAACAGTACATCAATGGGCAAAGTTCGTCATGCCGCTCCTAGCCGCGATGGCGTTGCATCTAAAGGCAAGACCAAAGGTACGCAAATTGTCATGTCTGGTAACAAGGGCATGAAAAAAGGCGGAATGGCTAAGTGTTAAGGAGCCTATCATGGCAAAAAGCAAAGTAAAACGTTACGCTAATGAGGGATACGTCACTAGCGAAGATAGCAATTATGGGATGAAAGAAGCCTATGATGATGCTCAAGCAGAAGCTCGCGGCGAAGAAATCTTAAAAGGGATGCGCGACGAGGAAACTGCAAACGTTTCACGCGCTAAGCCAAAAATGGTCACCAAAGAAGAACTTGAGAAATCAGGTTTGAGTTTGCGTGACTACATGAATAAACAACAAGGTTTAACCCGTCGTGGTGAGTCTGCTTCACCCAGTAGATCTGTTGCGCCAAAAGTAACTGATACTGGTGATGAAACATCTCGCCTAGCCGCGCGTATGCCTAAGCCTTCGCTGAAATACCAAAGCCTACAGGATCGTGAGATCGAGGCTGAGGGAAAGCGTCGTGCAGAGGGACGTACGTTTTATGGTACGAATAAGATGAAGGTGCCTGAGCGGGAGGAGCGCAAGCCTTTGCCACTCAAGAGCACCAAGTCTGAGACTGGATATACGGGCATGGGCTCCATAAAGTTTTCTAAAGGTGGATCCACTGCATCCAGCCGTGCAGACGGTATTGCAACTAAAGGCAAGACCCGTGGCACTATCGTTGCATGTGGCGGTGGCTACATGAAAGGCAAAAAATGATGTCTAGCCGTGGCATGGGTGCAATCAGTCCATCTAAGATGCCAGATGGAAAACGTAAAGCACGCCGTGACAATACGGACTTTACTGAGTACGCCAAGGGCGGAAAGGTTGGTTTGTATGCCAATATCCATGCAAAACAGCAGAGGATAGCCCACGGCTCTAATGAGAAGATGAGGAAGCCCGGAAGCAAGGGCGCCCCTACTGAAGATGCATTTATTCAATCTGCCAAGACAGCAAAAAAGGCTAAAGGTGGAAAGATTGACTCTTTAAAATTGGCTGAATCAAGGAGAAGATAATGGCTGAAAAATGGATACAGAACGCAATCAAGAAACCCGGCGCTCTGCGCTCCGCTCTTGGTGCGAAAAAAGGCAAGCCGATTCCATCCGCGAAGTTGGAGAAAGCAGCCAAAGCCCCCGGCAAAATGGGTCAACGCGCCCGTCTAGCCGAGACTCTCAAAGGTTTGAAGAAGTAAAGGAAACACATGTCACAACTTACCCTAACCCCCGCAGAAGATCAGATGATTGTTGACGCACTTCGTGCTAAAGCTGCTTCTTATACAGCCATGTTTGGCGTGCAAGATGCTGAACTAGAGGCTTTGGTTGCTAAGGTTGAAGGTCAACTACCAGCCCCCGTGGTTGAGGCTCCCGTGGTTGAAGAAACCCCTGTGGTGGAAGAGCCAGCAGTTGAAGAAGTTGTTGCTGAAGAAGTACCAGCGGAAGAAGAGTAATGGCTAATACCTCTGGAACCGCATCATTTAATCTAGACCTTTCCGATTTAATCGAAGAGGCGTTTGAGCGTTGCGGATCAGAATTGCGTACTGGTTACGACATGCGTACTGCACGTCGTTCCCTCAATCTTTTGACCATTGAATGGGCAAACAGAGGTATCAACTTATGGACTATTGAGCAGGGGATTATTCCTCTAAACACTGGTCAGATCTCCTATCCTTTCCCTGTAGATACGATTGATTTGCTAGATCATGTAACCCGAACTGGGACGGATCAGAATCAATCTGACTTGAACATCACCCGTATTTCAGAGTCAACTTACTCTACTATCCCTAACAAGAATGCTACTGGTCGCCCTATCCAAGTATGGATTAACCGCCAGTCAGGGAATGTAAACAAAACAACGGCAACGCTGTCCACGACTATTACGTCTGCGGACACAACAATCACAATTAGTGACGCATCTCAGGTTGCCTCTACTGGGTTTATTAACATTGACTCAGAGACCATTTACTATGCAAACATAAGTGGAAACCAGCTGCTTAATTGCGTTAGAGCGCAGAACAACACGACTGCTGCCGCGCATACAGCCGGCGCATCAATTTATGCTAATTGGTTGCCATGCATTAATGTGTGGCCAACTCCAGCAGATCCCGGTAGCCAATATACATTTGTGTATTGGAGATTGCGTAGAGTTCAAGACGCTGGTGGCGGTGTAAATGTCCAAGATATCCCATTTAGATTTATTCCTTGCATGGTTGCAGGATTGGCTTTCTATCTTTCTCAAAAAATACCCGGAGCTTTGGAGCGTGCTATTGGGCTGAAGTCTGAGTACGAAGAGCAATGGGCATTGGCGTCTACGGAAGATAGAGATAAAGCGGCTGATCGTTATGTTCCAAGGAACATGATGTATGCCTAATAAGTTTGCGTCAGGCAAATGGGCAATTGCGGAGTGTGATCGCTGTGGTCAGCGGTACATGCTCAAGCAGTTAAGAAAACTGGTAATCAAGACAAAGCAGGTAAACATCAAGGTATGTCCTGAGTGTTGGGAGCCAGATCAACCCCAGTTGCAATTGGGTATGTACCCAGTAGAAGATGCGCAGGCTTTGCGGGAGCCACGTCCAGATTTGAGTTATGTAACCTCTGGCACCAGCGGATTACAAACTAATGATGCTGGTGGTACTGGTCCAACCGGTCTTGGTACTGTAGAGGGTGGTAGCAGAATCTTCCAATGGGGCTGGAATCCTGTCGGCGGATCAAGCAGTTTTGATGCAGTTTTGACGCCAAATAACTTGGCTTTATTGGTGCAAATTGGTACAGTTACGATAGCAACAACTTAGGAGTTGAACATGGCAAAAATGGAATCTAAAAAATCTGATATGGCTCAAGACAAAGCCCTTATTAAAAAGGCTTTCAAGCAGCATGACAAACAAGAGCATCCCGGAATGCACACTAAATTAAAACTCAAAAAAGGTGGCGTAACTACGGACATGATGAAGTCTATGGGACGTAACTTAGCCCGCGTTGCAAACCAAGGGAGCAAGTAATGGCTACATTTAGCATGAAAAAAGGCGGTAAAGAAGTTGGCCCAGCCAGCGTCTATGCCCAGCCACACAATATGTCTGGTAAAAAAATGACTCAAGCTCCTACTGAGTTTGGCACTAATCCGGGCTTTCCTCCTAATAAAAGCAGATTAGAGAACGCTGACGTTAGCCTCGGTCAGTTCAGCAAGTCTGCTGGTGATGAAGCCATCAAAACCGACGGCATAAAGATTCGCGGCACTGGTTGCGCTACTAAAGGCGTGATGTCACGCGGACCGATGGCATGACATACAGCGAGTTGATTACCAGCATACAAACGTATACCGAGAATACGTTCCCGTCTACCACTTTGGCAGATGGCACTGTTGTGTCTTCAACGACCCAGTTGAACCGCTTTATTGAGCAAGCTGAACAGCGTATATACAACTCTGTTCAGTTTCCTTCGTTGCGTAAAAATGTAACAGGCACGGTCACTTCCACAAATAAATACCTATCTTGCCCGCTAGATTTTTTAGCCTCTTATTCATTGGCTGTAATTGATGCCACGGGATCGTATACATATTTGCTGAACAAAGACGTTAACTTTATCCGTGAGGCATACCCAATTCCTACGGATACAGGTACTCCTAAGTACTATGCTTTGTTTGGTCCAACTGTTGCATCCTCAACGATTAGCACTGAGCTATCGTTTATTCTTGGCCCAACTCCAGATGCGGTCTACAGCGTAGAACTGCATTACTATTACTACCCAGAATCAATCACTACAGCTACGACTACATGGCTTGGTGACAACTTTGATACTGTGCTACTGTACGGTTCTTTGGTCGAAGCTTACACCTACATG